GAGTAATGGCATTGGCCTTACTCTATGCCGGAGCAAACCCCGAAGGACTGGAGGCAGCAGTAAAACTAATGTAGTTAAACAGGGCTTGGAGCACGGGCGGTTCGATTCCGCCCCCTGTTCTAAATTTTAATACAATGACAAAGCAACAACAATCTATCATCGACTCGCTTAGAGCTGAGTTCGAGCGCATCAACGCATCAAGCAACACCCGAAAGGGCTTCAATCTAATCAATGTAGCCTCATTACAGGAGGAAACAAGAGCCAACAAGGAATGGAAGCAACTATCGGAAGAAGATCAAAAAGCATGGCGAAAAACGGCCTTTACTGAAATGTGGAGGATCATCTACGAATTAGAGCAGGACTTGCCAGACTATGTACAAATCGAACACTACGGGCAACATATAAGCAAGCACGATATGCCTTGCCTGCAAATCAGGCACGAGAGCGTAAGTTGCTATGCACACCACGAGAGCCTCGTAAATATCGAAGTTAGAGCAATAACCGAGCGGAAAGCAAATGAATACGGGCTCAGAGAAGAATTTGGAACGCACCTAGAGTACATACCATACCCGATAGACACAAGCAAGCACAATACTTACGGCAGAGGGTATTCTACTATCCAAGAAGCAGTAAACGACAAGTGCTTCCAAGACGCACTACGCAAACGAGTAATACGATAACACAAACCAACAACAAGATGAAAATTCTATTTTTCGCGGCAATGATCATTGCCCACCAACACACCGCAGAAATGCGATTCCTTGAAATGCAGGACGAAGGGACGATAGTTTACGAGGGTGAAGACATCGACACTGGTAAAGCTATGTTCACGATCTTCTTGCCTGATACAACCATCAACTATGCATACAAAGCAGAAGTAATGGAGTACATCAGTACCGGAACATTCGAGTATAACGATTTTCTAAAATAAACACTATGAAAAAACACACACAATCTATTGCCCAAGGGCTAACCATTGCAGGACTAATCGTATGGATCATGCTCCTGTTCAGTTCGTGCACAACGTCACGTCGTTCTAACTACCAAGATCATCTACGTTCAACACCCTCTCAAAATTGGGTACGTCACGACAATGGTGGCTGTGGCTGGCATAATTAACCTCTAAATCTATTACACAATGGGATTCTATTCATTTATTACTCAAGACACGCACCGCAGTATTGCAAACAAGTATAGCGGGCGCAAGACCTTTAAAGTGTATATGCACGACAACAAAGGGAACGTATATGCCGAGGATAACTATGAAGGCTATGGTGACTTTGGTGGTGTAGACTTCTACGAACTGATGGCTTCAATGAATGGTATGAAAGATCGGAACGAAGCAGTAAACGCTTGGTGCGCCAATCAGAGGGGATTGCTTTATCCTAACCTCACCGAGTTTCCTGATTGGGAATGGCGCAATGAGTTGCCGGAAAATTGCGAATTTCAAGGCTACTTCTACGAGTAAAAAATTAACAACTATTAACAAACGGGCGCAGTGTATACAAACTACATTGCGCCCATAATTAAACACTAATTTATTATGAAAGTATTACTAACGCCCGAGGAATCGGAAAGCATCTTCCACGATGCACTATGCAATAGTCTGGCCTACATTGAGAATGGCTACGACTTGAGACTAACCTACTTTACAGGCCACTACGAGCAGGCCGTTAAGACGTTGCGCGGAGGCCAAGGTGGAGCACCTCAATTTCCTGATACAGCCATCTGCTATGAGGACGTTCTAATGCAGATACTAAGGCAAGGCCATCAACTCAACCTTATGGATCTTGAGGGCGATGAATCAAAGAGCATTACCCTGCAAGACGTTCACGATCGGGTGCAGGAAACCGATATGCGCCATCTAATGGACGCTATCAATGAAACAGGAGACGCAATAACAGGAGACGTGATCCTGCAACAAGTATTCTTTCAAGAAGTAATTTTCGGTTAAACCATAAAACAATAACAACAATGCCAAATTGGTGTATCAACTTTGTCGATTGCACAGGACGTGCAGAAGACATCCAAGCATTTAAGAAAGTGTTAGAAGACGGGCAGGAGTACATACGCACAAATCAGTGTGCTACGTCCCTGACACTGGAAGATCACGAGATTGAGGACGGATACTTCTTCTCAATCGACATAACCCACGCAAACGAAACAAGCTTGGCATTTCATTACGAAACCAAGTGGGCTCCCAATCTACTTGATCTTGCAAAGCTATGTGCTAAGTACGGATTGGAAATGCAGTGCGAGTACGAGGAGTGCGGAATGCAGATCTATGGCACGGCCAAGATAGATTCAGACGGCAGTATAGATGACGAACAAATACCGGAGAATTTCCTGCAACTCATCGAATACGACGAAGAGACTGGAGTTTACTCTTATCAAGGAGAGGAGTATGACTGCGAGAATGACGCAATCGAATCAAATTACCCCAAGTGGAAAGAACAACAACTAAAAATTAACTGACCATGCAAGAATTTATAGAGCAGATCAAAGAGAGCCTAGTAGGCAAGAAGATCGTAACAATGCGATATATGACCGATGAAGAGATGAAGAAATTTAGTTGGTTTAAAAGGCCAATAGTGATACTTCTCGACGACGGAACGGTTATCATACCATTCATGGACGATGAAGGCAATGATGGAGGCGCAATGGCCGTAATAAACAAGGAGTTTAACTTAATCCCAACACTCTAATGACAAGTAAAGACCAAGTGCTCGATAGAGCCATCAATGAAATCCAAGTCGACATCATGAACGCTTGGAAGAGCGTAATGAAGTACGAGGAACAAATGCGAAACATCAGTATGTACGAGGAGGATAACGACATCTTGCTTCTGCTAATTGAAGGTCAAAAGAGCAAGATAGAAACCCTCACGGCCATACTTGATAAACTAACACCGCCCGTGCCGGAGCTCAAGGAAATTGAGGACGCTAAGGCCGTACTAAGATCGGCAGGATACCACGTTGACTCTTTGTGGCACGTAAAGGACGTAACAAACCGATTTGAGTGCGACGACGAGGAGGCATACGAACTACTCAGTGATTCACTGGAGCAGAACGTAGAAAGGACTTTTGAAATTATAGCACACCAAGCAATTTACGAACGTGAACTAAAAGAAAAGAACCATGACACACTACTTTAACTACGATAGCTACAAGCTATCCAACCCTGATGATGACGGCCATTACACCGAAGATGATAAGCCGCGCATCCAAACTGCAATGTACTTTAAGTACCAGCATCGTAACGACAGGAAGTATAACTACGGAATGATAACCACCTCGGGTCATGACATTAGGATATGGAATTATGGGTGCATGAGAACTATTGACATTGATGAGATTGAAACCTATGTTGAGGACGTGAATGGCGAAATCGACAGGATCAATGCCAACTATCAGAATATGCAGTTCATAACCAAGGAAGAGTTTATGGCCGAGTTCAATGAAGCGCATACGAAAATCTTAAACCTTGTACATCGTGAAGCATATTATTGATACGATCATGCACAACCTTATGATGTGGTTACTTAAAGACATTGACAAATGATGATAGACTACCGCGCTGGAGATGAAATCATCTGCATCAAAGACCACTCACAAGGTGTAGTCAAGAAGGGAGAAGTATACACCGCGCAGAAGTTGCAACGCAATGGATGCGGGTGTATACTGCTTGTTGACGTTGGATATATATCTGACAGGCATTTCACTAAGTGCCCTGCCTGTGGAATGAACGACGAGAAGACCGACAATATATGGTGGATCGATGCCCGTTTGTTCCGGAGACTACTCACCCGATCCGAAGAAGCAGACCTTGCAGACGTGCTGGCAGAGGTATTCTCAGAGGAGTTAATTAGTCTTAATTAATTGAGATTAACGATGAGAACTGAAGTGATAACTATATTTGCAATCTAAATGACAAGGCTATTTAAAACGAAAGATGGGTATGAAGTTGTCAAACATTCGCGTGACGTTTATGCAATCGTAGGCAAGCGCGTGAAGTACATTGGCAAAGTATCACCCAACTATCAGTCAAGCGGAAGACTGCTGAAACAAATCCCAAACGAAATCAAAACAATCTTTTTTAACATCCAACGAAATGAATTGGAACCTCCAACAACTATGGAATGAATGCGTTTATTCCCAACAACGTGCGCTAGAGCCACGAGATTATTGCTATGCGTCAGAAATCGGACAACCCCTTGTTGACCGCTATCTGAAGATGAAAGCTGTAACACCCACCAATCCACCCAACATGAGAAGCCTACGTAAGTTCGAGGCAGGCAACCTAGTGGAATGGGTAGTACGCTACGTCCTGGAACGTGCGGGGCTGATCAACAATACGCAGGAGCGCGTAATGGTTGAGTACCCTAATATGCTCAAAGTATCAGGTCGTCTTGACTTCTTAGCCGGAGGCCGGATCGACATCGAACGTGCCAAGCAGGACATCACGTCCTCGCACCTGCCCGAATCTATCCAAGCATCCTCCCTGTACATTGCAGAGAAGCTATACGAGAAGTTCGGTGACAAAGAACTGGAGAAGAAAGTGCTTGAGATCAAGTCGTGCTCATCCTTTGTAATGGATATGATGGAGAAGACTGAGAAACCCATCAAACACCACCGCTTGCAGTTATTCCACTACATGAAGGGCTTGGGATTGAATGGCGAGTTAGTGTACATCTGCAAGGATGACCTCCGGATGATGTGCTTCCAATACGAACCATCAGCTGAACTAGAGCAGGAGTACCTTGCGGATCTTGCAGGCATTACGCACTACTTTACATCCAACGCTCGACCGCCCCTTGAGAAACACATTGTTGTAGAGGACGGCAAGTTCAAGAAGAACTTCGGCATCGAGTACAGCAACTACCTCAAATTCCTGTATGACTTCGAGGAGCCACGCGACTATGCTGATTCAGTCAAGTCACAGGTGGCACGCTGGACGCGTGTGGTTGCCCGCTATGCCAAGGGTGATAAGATAACTGCAAAGAACGAAGAGGTACGAGCAGAGATCGAGGCCGCAGGATATAACTTTAATCAAATAGTAGAACAAGCCAAGAAGTATGGCGTAACTGAAGAGGAAGAAGAAATCTAATACACAATACAAAATGAAGATCAAAATTGAAACAGGCGTACCTGTACCAAAAAAAGCTACCCGCAAATCAAAGTACCCATTCCGCGAAATGGAAATAGGAAACTCCTTTTTCGTTAATGAGAAGGATGACGTGAGTCGAATACAGCAAAAGCTGTCAGCTGCCGCTGCAATGTTTTGCAGGAACAACCCAGACTACAAATTCAAGACTCAATCATTTACCACCGGAGTCCGTATATGGAGGGTACAATGAAACACAATGGAGTAATTACACCACAGGGGGCGTTGCGGATCTACGACCGCCCCCTCTTCGAGGAGCAAGTCAGAGCCATGTCCCGTGACAAGGACTTGGCTGTGACCGTCGAAGTCAAAGTGAAGAAACGTGTACGCTCCGATGTGCAGAATGCCTACTATTGGGGCGTAGTTGTAGCAATGATATCAGAGAGACTGCGGGAGCTCGGCCACGACGTTGACCGAGACCTGACGCATGAGTTTCTGAAGGGTAGATTCCTTTATTCTGAACTGACCGATCCCAATACCGGAGAAGTCATGAGGATACCACGCAAGACATCTGAACTGGCAACCGAAGAGTTTATAGAGTATATGGAACACATCAAGCAGTTCGCCGCTGAGACGCTAGACATCTACATTCCGGATCCAAATGAGCAACTTGAGATATAGTAAGTTTGCAATAAACCAGCACACAAGCTATATTTGCGAGTATGAAAAAAGCAATATGTTGGTGGAGCGGAGGCATAACCTCTGCCGTGGCCTGTAAACTAGCAATAGATATGTTTGGCGCAGAAAACTGCGAGGTAATAATGATTGATACTCAGAACGAACATCCGGATACCTATCGTTTCAAGGATGATTGTGCTAAATGGTACGGCCTGGACATACAAACCATAACAGCTATCGGAAACAAATACGAGAGCATACAGGACGTATGGATACAGCACAAATCACTGAACGTGGCAAGCGGAGCGATCTGTTCAACCATGCTGAAGCGCAGGGTGAGGGAGAAGTTCCAAAAGAGTATTAAGTACGACTACCAAGTGTTCGGATTTGAGTTTGACAAGAAGGAGTTCAATAGAGCCAACTCACTTGTGATGAACCATCCCAACGCCAAGCCCATATACCCGTTGCTAATGTTTGGTTACGACAAAGATCATTGCATGAAGGTGGTACAGGACGCGGGCATCGAGATACCTGTAATGTACAAGATGGGATTCAGAAACAACAACTGCTTCGGTACTGGCTGTGTGCAAGGCGGCATAGGATACTGGCAAAAGATGAAGAAGGACTTCCCTGATAAATTCGATACCATGGCCGACATGGAATGGAAACTGACTGAAATGAAAGGAGAACCTGTAACCATGCTCAAGGATCAAGGCAAGGACGCAAAGTCATCAGGCAATGTGCTTGTCTTTCTCAAGAAGCATCCGGACTATCCTCACTTGAAGTCTCTTGATGAGATAGAAGGCAGAGAGGTAGAGCCCCTGTTTGAGTGCAATGGATTCTGCGGAACGAACGACCTCAACGAAAGGCCAAAGACTGAACACGAAATCAACTATGGATTATTTTCAAACGAAAACTTTAACCAATGATAAATGCAATAATAGTATCAATCCCTTTGTGGATTATCGCCCTCGCATTGCGAGACTTGTATAACCAAATAAAAAAAATGAGCAATGAGTAAAGTAAAAGTAATTACAGGACTGGTGTTGTCAGCGGTGTTCGCCTACTTGGTGGCCGCATTTATTCTCGCAGAACTTGATTTTAGGCTGTGGTCTGCCTCTGATCGAGCTGGATTATTCCTATGTTGGATCACGTTTGCCATCTTCTCAATGATTTACATTTTCTTTAACGATGAAATGAATAGCCATGAAAGCAATACTTGAGTTTAATCTGCCGGAAGACCAAGATATATTCGACCTGCACGTCACTGCCTACGACATGAGGCGTTCAATCGTCGAAATTAAGGACTACCTCAGAGCCAAAGTGAAATACGAAACAGAGCAAGAGGTTAGGTGGGAGGCGTACAACGAGGTGTACGAACATTTTTTTGAAATACTAAACGATAACAACATAAAGCTATGATAAAGATTTCAGACAAGCCTACTAAACGTGTGGAACACTTTACAGGCACAATTACAATGGCGTTTCCAGGCATCGAAAACAAACTTTGGAACTTCACGGTCTTGCGTACAACGAACGT